ATCTAGGATATACAGTAGTGTTACCAACTGTTAGTGTACCATCATCATCAAAGCTATGCGAAGCAAAAATAATAAGTTTTTTTTGATCTTTGTACAGTAGATAACCGGTATCTTCGCACCAACTATAAGTTTGTTCTTTGGCTTTTTCTAAATTCATCCATTCCGAACAACTAACAATGTCCTGCCAAATGATTTTTACTCTTTTATAATTAAATTTTTTTGTACCAGGCACTGTAAAGATCCTCTATGGTTACTTCGTTATTCGTTACTTCCAAAATTTTCTTTACCATTTCTGGATCTGGAAATCTTTTAACTTTAGCAGTTAAGCACCATCTTTGAACAGACGTGCCGGGATTTTGCACACCTTGTATACCAAGTTCTAACCCAAAATTATAATAAGATAACTTTTTCTTTTTACGATATTCTTCAAGTGTCATATTTCCTTTCTTTGTTGCTCTAATTTGTATGTATATATATCATATTTAATCCTTTACAAGTAAATTAATTAGTATATATAATGTGGAAAAAAAGGAACTTATGAAAAAAAACGAACAATTAATAGAAGATGCTTTCTCAATATTTAATGGTGGTAAAGGATTAGATCATTGGTCATACTCTTCTACCTCAACACCCTTTGCTAAAAATTTAATCAGTTATTCTTTTCCACAAAAAATTAGAAGATCATGGTTATGGAGATACAAAGCAAACTTTGGTAACCTTGTAAATAATACAGTGCAAAGAATGATTGCAGATGTTATCTGGGAATCAATGTTAAAACAAAAAGAAAAATGGGATAGAAATTATAAGATTGCATTTCAAACAGAGTTAGATGAAATAAACAAAAAACCACCGGTAGATGATAAAGATGAGTTTGCTAGAAAAGAAATGGAAAGCTATGCACACGATTGTATTGGTATAACAAAAAAGGTTATTAAGAATTTAGTTGGTAATGATAAATTACAATGTGAGTTTCATGTTGAAAAAAAAGAAATGACACAAATAAAACCTACTTTGGGTAAGGTAGATTATCTTACAAAAAAATTATTTATAGAATTAAAAACAAAACCACCTAATATAAGAAAGGTCAAGAACAAGGAACAATGGAATATGACTACACAAGAAATTCCAACTGAACCTACAATAGACCATCTAACACAAACTTCGTTCTACTACATGTGTACCAAAAAAACACCTTACTTAATTTATGTTAATGATAAGGAGCATATTATTTTTGATGAGACACATGAGTTAATGAAGAAAGACCATCTGGAACATCTTTACTATAAAATGGTTGAAAAGATTTTACTTTGGGAACGTATGATTATGTTTTGCAAAGGAAGTCTGTCCGAACTTGCACTAATGTGTGAGCCACCAGATATGAACCATTATTTTTATTATAAAGATTTAGCACCAGAACAACTAAAACTCATAAATGATTTATGGGGTATTAAACAATAACAACGAAAGGAAACTATGTCTTGGTTAGTATACAAAGCAAAAGTAGTAGGAACTTATACTTTTATTTACGCACAAAAAGTATGGGGTCTATTACCATTTTAAATAACAACAATGAAAGGAAACATGAAAAGAAATATATATCAAAAACTACATGATGCTTGTTTAAGTGCAAAAGGTGTCAAGAAAGGAGCAAAAGCAAATGGGATGCACTTTAACCCATTGCTACATGATGATGTACAAGCAACTGCAACACAAGCCTTATTAGACAATGGTTTGTATGCAACTTGTAATTATCTGACAGAGATTGTACCAAACATAAAACAAGTTATGGTCGTATGTACCATGCGAGTTTATGATGTTGATGATCCAACACAACATATACTTGTTGATGGGTGTTCAGCATTTGGAAACCTAGATAAGTTTGGAACTGGCAATGCCATGTCATACTCAAGAAAGTATGCGTTCTTAAATTTATTAAATCTTAAAACAGGTATCAAAGATGAGGATGGCTATGAGCCAAAACCATTTGAAGATTCTACAGAGCAATCTGTTGAAGAACCTACATATATGGATGATGCTATAGATGTAGAAGAAATGAAACGTGCATTAAAATCAACTAATAATCTTGATGAATTTCTAGAGGTTAAAAACTTGATTAGAAAAGACGTTGAGTTTCTAATGAGAAATAATTTACGAGCATATAGACAAGTAACAGATGTTGCTGAAACTCGTGAATTACAATTAAACAATGGTCAGTAAAAGCTGACGATAACAAAGGAGTAAACATGAGTGAAGATGTAATATGGTGTAACTTGGTTAGAAACCAAAACAAAAATGCGGAGAACCAACCGGATTGGGTAGCACCGCCAAACCCAAAAGCACCAGAGGGTAAGAAATGGACCATAGGTGTTAAGATAGGAGACGTTTGGCACAATCAAGCTGGATGGAATGAACGAGATGAAGAAGGTAATGTTGTTGGAATTACAATTAAGATGACACCACCATCTGCTAATGAAGATAAACCATCAGCTTCAAATAAAGGGTTTCAAAAGAAACCTAATTATGATAATAAACAATCATACAAGTTTTAATTAATTTGTATTTAGCTTTGGGGGAGTTTTTTCTTTCTAGTTCCCTTTCGGTAGTTTTCTTCCCCAAGGCACCTCAAACACATTATGGATAAAAAAATAACAGATTTAGATCAAGAGATTGAAAAGAAAGTTATTGATGATAGGCAAAAAGATTATGGTAACTATCAAGAAAACTTTGTTTTGTTAGCAGAAATGTTTACAATTATATTATTTGATAATTTAAAAAAAAGAATAAAACCACATCAAATAGGTCAATTAATGATGGCATTAAAACTATTTAGATCAACAAAAAATTTTAAAGCAGACAACTATTTAGACTTGAGTGTATACAATAAGATGACCAGAGAAATACACAAAAAAGAGGTTGCCAAAAAGGATAAAGTATGACAAAAGTTAAAAGAATTATCAATGGCGAATGTTCATTTTCAATGACAGAGCTGTTTGATGATGTTGAGAAAGCTGCAAATGTGTCCAATAGTGGAGAACTTGTAGAATGTAAAATTGATAATTTGAGGATTGATTTTACAACAGTGAAAAAGGAGAAAGATGAACGAGCTAAAAACTCGTCTGCAGAGGTACAGGGATCTTCAACAGAAGAAACACGACAAGTACCTAGAAGCGAAGCAAAAGGTTAATAAGTATCAAAAAGATTCTTATAGATTGCTTTGGAAGATAGAGCAGACAAAAGAAGAATTAATGAGAACATAAACTCATTAATTTAATTGTTAAAAAAAACTGAAGGAAAACGTAGGGGATCTATGACTAAAAATATAAATCAAGTATACGAAAATCATATTAAATACTTAAATCAAAATCAATTTATTTATGAAGTTAAATCATCTTATGATTTATTAACTGAAGATAGAAAAAAAATTTACAGACTTGGTTTTTTAAATGGATGCAAAGAAATGGAAAATAGAAAAAGACCAGTAGTAGTTGCTCCTCCAAATAAAAAAGTTGTTGGATTTACTATTGCAAAACCCAAACCATCACAAGTTCAAAGTGTTATTAATAAAGTGTGTATTCATTTTGAAATACATAAAGAAACATTAATGAATAAAAGTAGAACTGCAGATGTAGTTAGAAGTAGAAACGTAATACATAATTTATTATTTGAAAAATATTCAATGACACTTTCAGATATAGGTAGATATTTTGGACAAGATCATACTACAGTTTTACATTCTATAGAAATGAAAAGAGACCAGAAAAGATACTGGTCTCCAGAACAATCTTTGTGGCAAGAGTTTGAAGAAATAAAAAATACTATTTCTTAGCAGTTTTAGCAGCTTTCTTAAATTGTTTAGCAGTTGGTCTACCTTTTTCTCCTGCTTTACGCATTTTCTCACCACTACCTGCAGCGATACGTTTACGTTTAGCATGAATGTTACTATATAATCCACGTTTAGCCATTATTTTTTACCTTTCTTTTTATTCTTTTTCATTTTTGCTGCAATAATTTTTTTTTTTAATGCAGGTGGTAGATTTTTCTGTTTACCTTTTAACATTAGTACATTCTCCCTTTTGATTTTTTAGCTTTTTTTGCTTTCTTAACTTTCTTTTTAGCCATTGGCTTTTTTTTACCATACATAATTATTCTCCTTTTGTTGTTTTATTTTTAGCACACAATAGTTGTCAAAACAACTACCATCTTTACCATCATGACAAAAATATTGTTTATTAGCTGTGATAATCCAACCACCTTCATCACTCATAAGTTGTTTGTTACAAGTTTCGCAGTAGCCACAAATTAAAGATTGATGTTTGGGTCTTACCCATGTTTTCTTTTTTATCGGCACTTCCACCTACGTCTTGCTTGTCTTAACCTAGAGTTTGGATTCCTTGCAGCTTTAGGAAATTTTTTCATCTGTCCAGCAGACCTTGCACAATAGCTCTTTCTACGTTTAGCATCTTTAGAACCTTTTTTTACTTTACCTGTTACTGCTGTTTTTAATTTTGATCCGGGATTGTCTCTTCTATATTTTTTAACACCAGCTCTTGTCATACCCGCACCAGATTTTGTAGACCTGTAGTATTTTTTAGTTCTTGGTGGTTGTTTATCTGGCATTTAACTACCTACTTTTTTCATTGCTAACTTATGAGCTTGAGTAAATGTTTTACCTTTTTTCATTGCAGCTCTCATACTTTTCATGTGTTTAGCAGTGTGATGTTTTTTGTGTTTTGCAAGTGTAGTCTTTTGTCTTTTAGTTAGTGTCATATTATATCCTTTATTCTAATATTAATTTTTTAATTGATTTAGATCCATCTATATTTGATTCTAATTCTGCCATGGATTTTATGCATTGATACTGTACTTGTTTTTTAGTATCTCTCATTGCAATTCTTTTACCCTTTAAACAATCAGACATAGATTCTTGTATTCTATGTTCTTTAATCTCTCCATTAACTATCATAAGTAAAGCTACAATTAACTCCATTAATGTGCTCCATTTCCATTAGCTCTTACTTTATCTTTTAAATCTTCTATATCTTCTAATGCTTTTGATAATTGTTTTTGTACAAATTCTATATTAACTTTGTTGTGCATCATATCTTCAATTCTTAATTCAATTTTTTCTACAGTTTTATAAAGATCTTCTAACAACATTAACTGTTCCTGGTCTACAGGAAGCTGCTCACTTTTCTTAAGTAAATCAGCTTGAAATAATTCTCTTGAGGTCTCCAAACTGGTCAGCCTTGCAGTAACTTCTGTGTAACCTATTACACCAGAAATTATTATTGCTACAATACCAATCATATTTTTGATTGGCATAGTTACGTTTGTTTTTTCACTTACTTTCATTTTTTTTTCTTCTTACATTTGCAACGTGGTGCAAATAGTTTGTCCATCCAGCCAAAAAGTATATCTAATGTTCCAAAGAAAGAATATAAAAATCTATCAATCATGTTGCCGGACCTCCACAAAAAGCCAACAAAGTAATCATTATTATAAGAACACCTGTAAAGTAATAGTTCATACTGTCTATCTCCATAGGTTATTCCTTATTAATAATTATATTATCAGAGCTATAATTAATAGCACACCAACAATGATAACTGCTTTTTTATGATCTTCTACATAATGTTTGATCATGTCTCTAATTTCATCAATCATATTTATCTCCTATGAATGTTCTAATATAAGATATTATCTACCTTGTCTATGATATTTCTTGTAGCTTCTTTTTTCGGATTTGTTAAGGTTTTTTTTGTGCCTTCTAGGTCTTTTAGGTGGCTTGTCTCTGGGTACAAAATGTACAAATTTAACACGAGCCATTATATTTTTTTTCCCATATTTGTTTTTGAGTTAATCCTAACTCATCTTCTTTTAATTTTAACCTGTCATCTATTTTATTTATATCTATCTCTTCTACCAAAGCATATCTGTAAACTTTAGTGTCAGAATTTTTCCATTGAAAATGTAAAAGATATTTTGGCTGGTCATAATTACTTAATAAACTAGGATCAAAAGCAGCTATTGTCATTTTTTAACTAATGAACCACCAAAGTATAAACCAATAATGGCTGAAACTAGGTTGGTATCTAATGGTGTAATAACTAAACTGTTAGAAGATAGTGTTACCCATTTCATTATTTCTTTTTCTGGTATAAAGAAAAAAGCAGGTCTAAATTCTAAATATCCTACAATTACACTTATATCTGCTGATATTAATGGCATTAATTTTGGTAGTAACACTATTGCAAATACTGCGGTTAAAGCTATAATTCTTCTGGTCCATTGAAAGCCTTTGTTATCATATTCTCTAGCATCTTTAAAACCTTGTTGTTGAACTTCTGCTCTTTGTATAAGCATTTTTTGTTCTGCTTGTTTAGCTTTAATACTTTGCGACCAAATACTCATAACCCCACCAAGTACAGTAGAACCCAACATTGTTATCATTTCAAATGGCATTATTATTTCTCCTCTAATTCTTTAATCTTTGATAGTGCATCTTCTAAATCTTTATTACAAAACTCTAGCTTTTGCAAACATCTTTTGTTAGCTGCATCTTTAGATTTACCAGCATCTTCAAGCTCTGCTATCTGACCTTTTAGTATTCTAACTTGATCTTTATACTCATTAATAATGTCTAACGAATTATCACTTTGCATATATTATTTTTACCTTTAGTTTTATTTGTTCTTTGGTTCTTCCTCTTGATATAAGTGAGCCGATTCTTTTTCTTCTATAACCATCTTTTGCTGTATAGTCTGTCTTTCTATAATTTTTTGATTTAACATCATAACCAGTATACTCACCTGTATTCATATTTAAAGTAACAATATCTACAGGACCAAGACCACCAAGAGGTATAAATACTAGCATATTAGGATCTTTTGCTAATTCAATTTGTGCTTTCATTTCACTTATTAGACCGGTTACTGCTTTCTTTCTTCTAGCCATATCAGCCTTTCAAAAAGTTATAGTTTCTGAAACAAAATGACTATGATAGTAAACATCCCACCTATGAGAGCTGACATAGCATAATACAAATGTTTTTTTATATCCTTAATTTCTAATTCAATATTATTAATTTTTTGATGAGTTTGTTTTTGCATAATACGACAAAGTTTTTCGTGTGATTCTATTCTTTCAAGTGCAGAATTTTTAGGCATTAGATTGTGTCCTGTGGTCTACAAGTGTATTGAGTTGATAGTTGAAATTCATTAACTGTTTCATCATCCATTGTTAATAAATATTTACTACTTGTATCTAGTGCTGTTAATGCACAATGTTTCCATGTATCAAATGTTTGACCATAAGTAATTGGTTCTTTACATTCTCCAGTTATGAATGAACAAACTGAAAGCATTAAAACAAATTTCATTTACCTAGCTGTACATGGTACATTATTACTGCCAACCAAACTTTGACCAAATGCGTATCCAATAAAAGCATTAGATCCATTAATATCTGCACTTGAAGAATCTCTAATTTTTAAACCATTACTATAAAAATCAAATCTTGGTCCAGAAGTTGCTTCAGCATTAGCCGCACTAGGATATAATTCTCTTGTATTAGCACCATTCAAATATCCATTACCATTAATATTTCTTGCTTCATCTTCTATAATCCAAGAATGAGCTGAAGATGTAGATTTCCAAATTACAAATTTTGGAGCAAAACCGCAGTATATAAATGGACCATCAGCATTATTATTTCCTGTCCATTTAAAACCTTTACTAAATCCAGTTTTTTCTGCGAAACAGTAGGCTATAATAGTATCTCCACTTTTATTTACATCATCTTGAGTTCCACCAGAACCACTTGCTGTACTAAAAAGTGATGTTGTATTATTGTAAGTATATCCATGATCTGCTGCTGCATCATTTTTTATTGCATCATTAGCATTTAAGTATAAACTTCTTTCATCTGCACCCATTATTTCTCCTATATTAACAACCCAATTTCTTGCAGAACTTACATTTTTAACAAATATAATTTTAGGCTTAACACCTAATCCATGACCTATAGTTGTTCCGCTTCCTGTACCTGTCCACTTAACAATACTAAAACCACTTGTACTATTTACTGAAACAGTAGAGTTTGTAGAACCATCAGTGTTAGCGGAACCAGCACCATTTGCTTTCCAAGACCAACCTACTGCTGTTCCACCAGAAGCATTTACATCTGAATTGCTTCCAATAGACCAACCATCAGAATTAAAAGATGACACGTATGTAGTATCAGTTCCTTCAGCATTAGAAAGATCAGATTGAATAATTTTACTACTACCTCTTACAGCATCTATTAATCTGTTATGACCAGTAGCATTTCTTCTCTTCATCCAAATAAAATCTGGTTGGAATCCAAGACCTGTTATGTTTTGTGTAGAACCATTACCTGTAATTAAAGTAGTGTCAAAATAATCTGTGTGTTTATTTATAGTTGTATATGCCATTATAAGTTAAATCCTTTTGTTGAAAAAGCCGTGTAATTTGCTGGAACATTATACTCAAATATCCCTACACCACTTGCGTTAGTTCCTGCACTAGATACTGCAGTTGTTTCAAAATATCCATTACCGAAGTTAAAACAACTTCTATTAGCATTACCAGATGAACTATAAAAATTTACAGATGGTGCTACAAAATGATCTTTTGATTTTAATATACTACAATTAGATGCACTAGCATAACTGTAAGCATTAATTTCTAAATTTCCATTTTTATAAACTGAAAATGTATTATTATCAATGTCAATAGCCATTCCAAGAATATCATTTGCAGTAAAACTAAAATTACCACCACTATAAGCTGCTGACATTTGAACAGCATTTGGAGAATAACCACCATGACCATTTTCGCCACCTCTTAATTTTCCTTCTCTATCTAAAGTTAATCCACTATAATAATTAGTGTTGTTTGGGTTAATACTATCAATACTATCCCAACCAAGACGAAGATGTCCTGCTGTACCATCATCATTTAAACATTTAAACTCATAAAAATATTTACCTGTTTTAGCACCTATTGTACCATAAATTCTTTGCCAATCACTTGAATTACCTGCAAATTTAGTATTACCAAAACTGTATTCAACAGCTTGAGCAGGTATAGGTTCTTGTAAAGGATTTAAAGTACAAAATACATTGCTTGGATTATCTTCTGTTTTTGTAAGTGTACCACCACCAACTGTAAAATTATTAGAATTAGTAGATGCGTCTGTTACTGAATTACCATCTTTTAAAATAAAACAACCATTAGTTCCATAAGTTACATTTGGTGCAGTATTTATTTTCCATTCTCCAGTTGTGCTATCTGTAGAACCAAAGTATGAAGCATCATAAGCAGTTCCATCTATAAAATTAACATGAGATATAGAACCATCAAAATAGTTTGAAGGGTCAAAATCTGCACCTATCATAATTTTATCTTGTGAACCTCTAGTGTTATGGTTTTGACTTGGATAAGTAGCTGTATTAAAAGAAGTTTCTTGAACTCCATTAACATATATTTTTGTTCTATTTGATTCTGTAGCTTGTGTTGTGTCCATAGCAATTACTATATTATACCAGGCTGAAACGTCTCTAAATTTTCTATTTGTTATAAACCTATATTGGTAACCGCTATCAGTATGTGCAACTTCCAATCTATCGCTACTGTCAAATGCACCATAATCTCTATTTCCAGTTCCACCTAAATTATGTGTATTCATCCAAGAACCTAATTTTGCTCTTTTAACCCAAAAGCTATAAGTCCATGTTCTTGCATTACCATTAGAAGAAATTGTCCTTGTTAAATATGTATTAGCCATTAGTTAAATTGTCCTCCACCTGTTGCACCGAAGCTAGATGTTAAACTAAAATCTCTAGTTACAAACTGACCTTCAGCATCTGTAATTTTAAGTGTGAAATTATATGTAGTTGGTGTTTCAGAACTACCACCAAAATCACTTGTAGTTATTACACCATTAGAAGCCAAACTGCAATTAGCTTGACTACCACCACTCCCAACTAAAACACTTGTTGTTTCTGTAAATGTAATTGCACTATCTGATGAACCTACAACTGTAAATACTGTACCAGAAAAATTACCAGCAATCGTACCTAATGATCCTGCAGCAGTTGTAAAACTTGGTGCAGTAGAAGCTGTAATAATATTGTTTGTTGATCTTCCAGCATTACCATCTGGATTTTCTATTCTTACAAAATAATTGCCACTTGCTAAAGTTACATTAACTGAAAGTGTTGTAGCATTTGTAAATGAAACTGTGTTGGCATTTGTAATAGCACCAGTAGAAGCATTAACAAATTGTACTTGTGGTATTGAAACAAAGTTTGTTCCTGTAATACTTATTGTTGTAGCTGTAGCTGGAGCAATCGTTTGAGATACATCTGCTACAGTTGGTACTGTTGGTTGAGGTACTTCTGCAAAAGATAAATTACCAGAACCATCTGTTTTTAAAAAATAATTATTAGTAATAGAGCTTGGCAAAGTTAAAGTATAAGATTGAGCTGCTGAATGAGGTGGTGCTTTTATTTTTACACCATGAGAGTTTTGTTCACAATTAAGTTGTATCGTTCCTTCATTATCATTTCCTTTTATTTCAACAACTCCTGTACCATTAGGAGCTAATAAAACATTTCTATTACTTGTTGTTACGATTGAATTAGTTTGTACGTCTAAGTTACCGCCTAGTTGTGGACTAGAATCATCAACAACATTTGCTATACCCGGAGATATAGATGTCCAAGCTGTTCCATTGTAAAATTTTAAATTATTATCCGTGGTATTGAAAGCAAGATCTCCCTCATCTAAACTTGTTGTAGGATCAGAACTATCAACTCTATATCTTTCTGCAAAAGAATTAACTCCTGTAATGTTTGTAGCAACAGTTGCCATGTTAGTTACATTAGTTGCTGTTCCTAAAGTGTTCATATCAGATACAACATCTGCAGTTCCTAAAGTATTCATATCACTTACTACATCTGCTGTAGCAAGAGTGTTCATATCAGATACAATATCTGCTGTTGCAAGAGTATTCATATCTGAAACTACATCAGCAGTTGCTAAAGTATTCATGTCAGCTACAACGTCTGCTGTTCCTAAAGTATTCATATCTGCTACAATGTCTGCTGTAGCCAGTATTGCCATATCAGCTACTACATCCGCAGCAGCTAAAGTATTAATATTTGTTTGTTCAGAAGAAGTAGGTTTTAAAGTTTGCCAAGCAGAACCTGTATAATTTTTCATTACGTTATCTGAAGAATTAAAATATAATGCTCCAGTTATTAAAGCATCTCCATCATTATCTACTGAAGGATCAGAAGATTTAGCACCTAAATATCTGTCATCAAAACTATCAAAAGAAGATGCTGCAGCAGTTGCAGAAGTTGCGGCTTCACTGGCTTTTGTAGTCGCTGTGTTTGCTTGTGTTGTAGCAGTTGATGCAGATGTTGCTGCTTCACTAGCTTTTGTAGTTGCGATTGTAGCTTGAGCTGTAGCAGTTGATGCAGAAGTAGTTGCTGATGCTGCGTCTACAATTAAATCATATTTAGCAGAATTTGCGTTTGTTGTTAAAGGTTGTGAACCAGAAGATGTATGTGCTGTGTTTACTAAAAAAATATTATTTGTTGAGGTATCTTTAACTAAATCTCTAGCACTATAATCTGTACCAGATGACCAGTTTCCTCTATTTGTACCAAGTTCTTGTGTAACTGTTAGTTCACCATTAGCATCAAATCCTAAAACTTTACTAGCTCTATCAGTAGAACCTACAGAAAATTCTGTAGAGTTCATTGTATTTGTTCTTGATAGTTTTATTGATCTATCAGCTTCTTCAGATATTTGTTGTGCAACCATAGCAGCACGATCCAGACCCTCTTCGTGTGTCTCCGCAGGGAATGGATCATTAGCGATATAATCTATCGCTTGAGTTTGCGGGACATTCCTTCTAATAACAACTGTTTCACCAGAAGCCGGAATATTGCCAGATGTGAAAGTAACACTTCCACCAGAAGCATCTCCTGCACCAGCTACTGTATAATGTGTAGTTATAGTTTTAGTTGTCTCTGTACCTGTAGATGATCTAATAATTACCTGTAAGTCTGAATTAACTAATATTTTAAATGTATATGCAAACTGAGTTGTACTACCATTACCGGAGTAGGAATTTTTTACTGTTGTACTTGATACTGTCATAACTAATTAAAACCTTTAAACAAAGTTGATGGTTTTGTAAATAAAAAATGTTGATTATAATCTTTTTCCATTCTGTTTTCAATCCTTTCTAATATACCCGGTTTTATAGTTTCCATAATCTGATACCCTATCATGTAGTCAAATGCACTCTTTATATAGAATAGATTATAGTTACTGGTCCAACAAATGCACCTAACATAGCAAATTTATCTCTAACTTCATTAAATAATACATCACCATATATACCTAATCCACCACCCTGTAATAAAGCAGCCATTATTGTTTTTGGTTTAGTTATATCTCTAGGGGATCTACCTTTTAATAAATCTTTTATTGTCATAGACATATATCCAAGCATTGCAGAAGTTACCATTAATGCTCCCATACCTCTTATACCTCTACCTATATCTCCTTGTTTTCTACCTTTAAAGTAGTCCATTTCTCTACCTAAAACTTTTTGTACAATAGAAATAGGAAATGCTTTAAATTGACCAAAAAATCTAATAGCTTCTCCACCCGGTGTTCCTGCTAATGTACTTCTTGTCATAAAACCTTTTACTCTAGCATCTGGTTCTATAACTGCATAAATTGATCTATCTAATAATATTCCAGATACTGCTGCTTTAAATTTTTCTTTTTCTATCCTTATTTGTCTTTGTGTCATATCTTTTAATCCTGTAATTTTTTTTACATCAGCA